AACGGACGAAACAGACTTGACAGGGAACGTAGAAAGCCTTAGTTCTTTTGTTCCCATGCCGTTATATAGCTCGTCTGTGAATGTGCGTTGTTTTAATGCTCGTTGATATTTGCGTTGTTCTAGATAGTAAGTAGCGCGGTTAATTAAATCTTCTATTAATGTATCCTCTTCTGTGTGTTCAACCTTCATATAATCTTTCGCTTGCAGTAGCGTGACCAGTGCATATATGTCTAATGCCATATGATCACCGTCCTTTATGTTACGTTGTCATATCCGGTCAATAAAATGGATGCATCTACAACGGTTGTAGATTCTACGGTTGTAGCGTTAGCGCGTACATAGCGTTTAGGGTATTTGGCTAAAACCATGCCTGCGTTGTTGGCTGTTGTGGTCACTTCTGCGCCCATATCGGTAAAGGTTGTGTTGTCGTCTGAATGCTCTAATTTAACTGTTTGTGCACCCGTACCCGTCACGACTAAAATAATTTGGTGTGCTTTGCCGTCTGCCGTCAAGGTATCAACTGAAGAAGCAGCCGCGCCCGTTGCCGTTGCGCCTACTAACTGAGTATGAACGCTGATATCTTTATCTTTTTCAAGATACATATTTACCCCCCTTATGCTGGTGCATTGATCAAGATTTTAAATGCTTCCGCTTGTGATACTTTCCCATCTACACGTAAAGAGGCGCGGAAAGTGACATGACCTGTGTTAAAGGCGTAATCATCTGAACGCATAATGGTAAGTCCGCGACGTTGCCCGATCAAGTAATATCTAAAGTCGCCTAGAAGAATTCGATTTCCATCCGTTGCGTCGTCTGTGATATTGTCCGAAACAATAACAGGTCTGCCAAGCAATCGCGCTGGCTCGCCATTAGCAACCCCCCCAGGCGCTGTCTCCGTCCAAATATATTGCCCGTTACCGTCTTTCATTTTGCGTAGTGCTTGCGCGCTGGTGCTGTTCATAATCCATACTGATTGACGGCGGTACGGTGCGCGTAGGCTGTAAAAATGATCGATTACATCATCAGCACCCAAACCAGCAGTTTCATCACCAAATGATAAATTATCAGCATCATTTTCTGTTATGTTTGTATCATTTAAAATTCCTGTCGGTTGGTTTGATCCTGTACCTTGTAAAAATGCTGTATCTTCTGCTTCTGCGAAGTCTTCAGCGAATACAATCGCCAAATAGTTAGCAAGATCAACCGCGCTATCTTCGAGAAGTTCTTCTGTGGTTTGAATCAAGCGCGTATATTTATAAGGAGTAAGCGCAACTTGTCCCAAAGTGGTATCTTGCTCAGTGTATGCGCTGCCCTCTGTGATCCATCCGCCGCTATTTCTTGCTGTCTCGGTTGGCACTTCTAGACGGTTGCTATTCATGGTAAAAACTCTAGCACCTGCGCGACGAATCGCAACATCATTGGCGAGTTTGCGAATGACTTCATTTTCAAACTCTTCAGGGACTAAATAACCCCCTGCGCTGTTTGTTCCTTCCACCATTGCTTTATTTATTTTCTCACCTGTTCTGATAAAGTGGATAAATTGTTTCATCGCTGGGCTTAACTGTTGTCCACCATAACGAGTATTACTATAAACATTTTTATATGTTGGAATTGCGTATTCCATTTTTTGAACAATATCACGGGTATATTTTTTGTTTAGATCGATTCCATTTTCCTCCAATCGCTTGGAAACAACTTCATTTACTTTCTCCTCAATTGCTTCATTTGTGGTATTTACTTTCTCAATGATATGTTCGGCAATTTCTTCCCCTTTTTCTAGTGCTGCATCTTGCGCTACTCGTTCGGCTTCTTTGGCACGTAAAATATCAAGTTCTTTTGTATCTGCTATAGGATTACAACGATCACAATTACATTTTCTTAGGTCCTCATATTTCAATTCATGCAAATCTTTCGCTTGTGCGTTTAAACATTTCATAGTATACATTCCTCCAATTAAAAAACGCCTAATTGCTTGGCAATCAGTGCGCTATAGTGTGTGTTGCTATCATCAATTGATTTTTGTTCTTGCGGTTGTGGCGTTGGTTCAGGCTCGCCATAAGTTTTTACTTGGGTGATTCTAGCCTTATCATTGGCCGGAATCGGCACAAGGCTAACTTCCATTAGATCAACTTTTTTAATGACTCTGACTACATGGTCCTTACCTTTAATCTTGCGTTGCTCAAAGTCTGTTTCGATTGGTGCAAAGCCTATAGACATTCGCTCGACAATCCCCATTCTAGCAAGATCATAATATTCTTCTGCTCGCTTGCGTAGGTTTTCAGATTTTGCGTCTAAGGCTAACTTAATATTGATCTTTAGCCCTTTTTCATCTTCGGATACCTTACCCACTCCAACGGTTTGAGCTGGATCGTGTAAGGCAAACACGGGAACCTTAGCAGTACCACCCGTAAACGCTCCTTTTGCGATAATATCACCATGCCTATCTATGTTGCCAAAGGTAGAAGCGTAGCCCTCAATGGTTCCGCTTGTTTCATCCATTGCTTTAAATTCTACCTGGTCTAGATCGAGGTAAGTCTTCATTTTTTGCTCACCCCCTTACTTTTGGTCTTTCGCTTGGTGGTCTTCTTTTTCTTTGGCTGGTCTTCTGTATAGTCGTTTATTTTGTCATATTCGGTTATCTCAATTTCTTCTGCTTCTGTATTGATTTCTAATGCACTCGGATAAAAGGCAAGATAAACAACATTATCATTATTTTCATCTAGATCAAGCCTAAGCGATTTTAAGCGTGTCAATGGTTGATTGTTCAGCATTACAACCATATCTTTTGTATTCTTACTCGTACCTTTGATATAGAGCTTTGACAAGGATAAACACCTCCTTTATATAGATAGCTTAGGTATGACAGTACAACGGCAGCGCGGATGGACTGGCGGTACTTCAACAGCTTCATAACTGATTGTATAGCCTTCTATCTCCTCCCCAATTTCCGCGAATGGTTGCCCCATAGCTACGGTTTTACCGTCTAATCTCTTGCAAATTGGACAAGTCCGGCTATCGTCTGTGTCTAACCAGACCATTTCTCGAATACCGAACACCTCATAAGAGATACGCGCCCCCATGTTTGATGCTCTGATGAGTTCTGTACGTGCGATTGTCTCCGCTCGTGTTTCATCGTACTGAGTGAATTTATTTTGAATCTCTTGTTGCGTTTGGTATATGCTCCATCCTTCATCCTGCGCTTGGGTTAAAATGGCGCGTAAGTCTTCCAACGTGGTTTCTGTTACCTGTTCGGCAAACTTGGGAACATAGCGATCAATAAAAGTGTTAATAGCTGCACTAGTGGAGAATTCACCGCCTAGAATATCCATTGCTACCCGTGATCCTGCAACAATCACAGTTGATAGATGTTCATTTGCTATAAACTCCAAATCATTTTTTATTGTCTGCTGCTCAGCTAACAGAAAGGACAATATAGCGGTAAATTCTGCGCCTGTGATCTTTTGCCGGAATGCTTGCCGGCTTAACTCCTCAACTCGTATAAAATGCTTCTGTATATCGCTTCTAAACTTTGGTATTTGCTGATCTTGGATCATATGGAGCCTGCTAACAAATTCATTTTTGCTTTGTTTGGTCAAAAAAAAAGACTTCTCCTGAGTCTCTTCTTGCGGTTCCTCTTCTGTTTCCTGTTCCTGCTCTTGCTGCTGATCGTTGATAAAGCCGTCTTCCTCTTCGCTAATCTCTTCATATCCAAGCTGTAAGCGGCTTTCATTGCGTGTAATTAGCCCTTTTTCATAAGCTGATATGATACGAACATATTTATCATTCTCATTTTCCTGCAACGCCTGCACGCCTGATACGTCAAATCTAGCGGTTAACCCATCTTCTAACAGTGTGCTAATTTTGGTTTCGATTCGGCGCAAGGATGGAATAATAGTTTCGTCCCATAGGTGTTTTCGTGCTTCAGCATAGTTGCTATATTTGCCACCATAGCGAATACCTACCCAAGACGGCAACAAAACCGGATCAACACCAAATGCCGCACATATGCGGGTTTCTGTGAATGCCCGCAAAGATTCAAATTCCATGTCCTTAAACGACATAGACAACTGTTGATATTGCGCTCCATGCCCTAGTACTGCCGTTCTGCCCCGTCTATTCCCTCTGAATCGTTGCCACCATCTCAATTCTATGCGATCAGATTCTTCTTTTGTTAACTGCTGATCAGTGCTAATGATTCCCCCGGGAACACCGTTATTTTCAAAAAACGTCTTAGTGAAATCTGTAGTTTCGTTATCTATGCCAATTTCCCGCGCTACACGGGCAAGTGGTGATAATGGTCTAAATTCATCAATTGGGTTAGGCAAGGGAAAGGCTAGAATTTCCCACGGTTCATATTCGATTGTTTGCCCGTTGACCTCATATTGATACCCGCCTATGTATTCCTTGCGGTCTGGTATCACTTTAATCCAGTCAGGTCTTAGCGGCAACACCTCAACAACTGGGGCGGCTGGGTTACGATCTGTTCTGACCAGCTCCCAGTAAGCAACCCCACCAGTATTCAAATAGATGTGTGTTAACTCCCATAGTTCAAACGTTGACATGTGGTCATTTGGCTTGTCAATCAGATTCATCAACCAATGGTCGGTAACTTCTATTTCGCCATCATTGGTTATGCGGTATACCTTTAATTGTGCTTCTGGTGCGCTTGTGGCTATCATATTGATACAAGCGGATGCGATGGAATTCTTGTTATATCCCTCTTTGGTCAATAGCTCCAGATTTTCAGTAGGATATAAAGGCTGTCCATTTTGCCACGTTGGGATCAAGCCAACGGATCGCGCGATTTTTTGTATCCAGTTCAACAAATCACCTCCTTTAATATATTTTTAATAGATAAATCTATTTTAAATATTGAATATCTATTTATAATATGATAATATAGAATTATCAAATCGAAAGGGGATGGTAAACAACATCACAACTTACGCCACTCAATGGAAGGAGGTGACTCCATTGGGTAATCAACAAGGCAAGCTCATCCTTACCGCTATCTACCACGGCAAACAAAACCCCGTCTTTCTTTACGAGGATGAAGGGAAAAAGTTTGCAACTGGTCTAGAAATGGAAGGTAAAGCTAACCACATTGACCACATCGACTTTATTGCGTTTCTTACTTCCATCCAGTTTTACTGGATGCAAAAAGGGCTAGAAGTCGAATTAATAGACCTCGTAGCCCTTTTCGATGAAATCGAATTTGATATTTAGATTCACCAAGGATAGGAAGCTGGTGACTTCCTATCCTTCCATACATTATATCACAAGGAGGCTAAAATGATGATTATTAACCATCTAAAAAGGATTGAGTTAACAAGAGCACTTCAAGGAAAGTCTATTGATCGTGCAGAGCTAGCCAAAAAATTAGGAGTGAAAATAGTAACAGTTGGCGCATACTTCACTGGTCAGATTACCCCACCACTGGACAAAGCATATAAAATTTGTCATTACCTCAATATGCCTATTCAAAATGTTTTTGAATATGTGCATGAGGATGAAAATGACAACGACCCAGGCAATTCTATATCTCAAATAAAAAGATAACTTGTATTTATGAGATAGATGACACCCGCAAACCCCTGATATAATGGGGTTTTTGTGTTTTGGGTTACAATTTTAGCATTTTGTAACCTTTTTTAGTCGTCCTGTAATTCCTCCTCTTTATAACTGATATATTCAACATTTCTCATGTTGACAGTCATACCATCCAGTTCTACTAGTGAAGTAGAGGAAGCTTTCCAACGTCTATTATAAAGCTCTTGTGCTTCTTTATTAAGCAATACTATCCTAGTGCCACTTAGAAAGTATATTGTCGCTTCTTTTATTTTCTTGCTAGGAGGCTTAGGTGGTTTTGGTGTTGGTTTTTCTATCATTCTCTTTCCTCCTAAACAAATATTTGCGAACCTGGAAAACTACGAGCAGACCAAGCAGCCAACGCTAGAGCAATTACACAATCATCGTGCATCCCTTCTGGTGCATTATATCGCACGTTCCCAGCTCTTGTAACCTCATATTGATAGGTCATTAGCTCATTGATTAATACTTTGATATCCGGGTAGCTGATTTCTTTTTTCTCGATCATCACGGCTAGATGCTCGATAATCTGTTGTTTGCTGGTGTTCGTGAAGTGGTAGCCTTCAACAGATATATCGCGGCTTCTCACCTGTTCAAGCAATGGATCTCCCACCCCTGTACTATCCATGATAACCCGCGCTTTGTATTTCTTCGCTAATGCTTCCAATCGCTGCACCTGCAAAGCATAATCTATGCGGTTAAATCGATCAAACGCGACAACATGCCGCCGCTGTGTATCCATTACGATCATTACACTAAAGTCAGTATGTTTAGCAACGTCCCACGAAAGGACGTATTCTTTACCCGGTTGTGGTTCTTCTAGCTCTCCGCTCACACAATGACGAATGCCATGAAACACGCCTGCGCCATCTTCTAAGAATTCGGCTTGATATTCCTGCTTGAATACATCTAGCGGTAATGTACTTTTAACTTCTTCGATCTCGCTCGGTGGGATATATGGGTTGCTGCTGGTCGGAAACTGCCATGATTCATAATCTGGATATTCCGGGTCTTGTCCCCGCATCCATATCGTATGAAACCAGTTCATTCCTTTTGGTGTGCTAACGATGATTGCCCGACCTTGTTTATCTGATAGTGTCGGGCGCAACACCTCTGACCAAACTTCATCAGGGATCATGGCCGCCTCATCCACAACCAGCATAGAAACACCCTCACCGCGTAGATTGTCGGGTTGATCAGCGCTGTTAAACTGAGTAATACCGCCCGACTTCCAATATATTTCCATCGGGTTTCGGGTCGCTCGTTCTATTACATCCCTGAAAACATCGCTCATAATCCTAAATGCAATTCTGGATTGCTTATATGTTGGCGCTACCCACCAGTTAATAAAACCCGGATTGCTCCATGATGATTTAGCTAATTCATTAATCGCCGCGTAAGTCTTCCCAAACCTACGACCACATGTTGCTATTCTAAACCTTGCATCGCTTCGATGTAACGCCCATTGTCCAGAATGTGGCTCATATAGTGTAAGTTCAATTTTCCGCGTCTCCTCCATGTTCACCACCCCACCGAGTAACATATTTAATCTTGGTATTGGTGTTTATCTCTCCTGTGTGCTCCATTTCGTATTTCTTGCGGCCCCATTTGTTCTGAAACTTTCTTTCGAGATACCATGCCGCCGCTTGCCATTCTTCCTTAGCTGCTGTTTCTATTATCGCTAAGTTTCTAATTTCTGCATGGGCTTGGGCCTTTTTTATAGACTGGTAAAACTGGTTTTTTATGCCCCTATTGGCCTTCTTGCCTTCCCTCATCCATCTGTACCAAGTTGATTCATCAATTCCTAAGTAATCGCAAACTGTTTCCGTATAGTTTCCCATTTTAAGTAGATCAACTGCTGTATCAATCAATTCTTGATTTAGTTTAGTTTTTCGCCCCCTTTTCGCCATGGTCATCATCCTTTAGCCATTGTTTATATACTTGCTGTGCTATTTTCTGCATCATGATCGGTGGTACACTCATTCCGCATACATATTGGACATTCTTTCCTAGAAAGTTGTAATCAATGGGGAATGTTTGCCCTATTGTTATATCTCTGTTACTTGGATGTCCAGGAGAATCATATCTGTAAATTTCCCCACCTGATACAATGGTGGGAATAGGTCTGTGATTATGCCAGTAAACATGATTAAATAAGGAATCTGATTGCTCTGTGCGTTTTACTGTATCCGCCATTCTACTATCAGCTGGAATTCTTTGTAACCATCGTTTATATGCCTTGGTTTGTTTATTCATTGGCTTGAATTCTGTATCTTTCCATTTATCATATATGATTGGTTTTTCGTTGAATCTCATTTCTAATTTTGGTAGTTTTAATTCTTTTCGATGAGCAATAAAAAAAACGCGTTCGCGTCTTTGTGGAACTCCCATATTTGCAGCATTCAACAAGAATAACTGAACACGATAACCTAACTGATCGAATTGCTTTAGAATCAAATTTACAAACCCTTTAGCCTGTCCACTGATTAATCCCTTTACATTCTCAGCTATTACTATTTTGGGGTTCAGCTTCTCTACTACATCCAGAAAATCGAAGAATAATTCATCTAAAATTTGTTTTTCCTGTCCTTCTCGGAATTTCTTTTTTATACCCCATGCCTTTTCCCTTTGACCTGCAGCAGAAAAAGAAGAACATGGAGGGCTACCATCTAAGATATCAAGATCAAATAGTTCACTTGGTAACTGATCATCTGGAATCTGTTTAAACTTCCGTATATCCATTTGATAGTTATGTCTAGGCTTATGATTGGCTACATACAGCTTATTCATCTGTGAATCTATTTCTACGTTACCAATAACATCAAAGCCAGCCAATTTATATCCCATGGTAGATCCGCCACCACAACTGAAACAAGAGAACACATTATGACCATGAAGTTTTACTTTCTTTAAATCCGATAGCTTCCAAATGTAATCAGGCATGGATTGTCATCCTTTCGGATTGAATCGAAAACCACATTTAGGGCATTCACACTCAAACTGATCATCGTTAAAATTATCTAAATCAATTTCACCTTTTGCGGTTATGGTCTCCATCTCATCTACATGAAACTGAGTCATCAAAGTTTCTACTTCATCCTCATCAAATCCCGTCAATTCAATATCAAATTCCCCTGTATCCAGTTCTTCCAGTAAATCTTTTAACCTAGTCATTTCCCAATCGCCACTAATTTTATTTAATGCGATGTTTAGGGCCTTTTCTTTCGTCTCATCCAAATCAACAATCGAACAAGGTATTTCCTTCATTCCTTGATCTTGCAGGATTTTAAAACGTTGATGACCGCCAACAAGGTTTCCTGTTCTTTGATTCCACACCAGCGGATCCACATACCCAAATTCTTTTATTGATCGTTCCAACTTTTGATATTCTGAGTCACTTGGTTGTAAATCGAGGCGCGGGTTGTATGGAGCTGGGTTGATTTGGTCTATTGGGATGTTTTTTATAATCATGCCGACCGCTTCCCCATCATCTGCATAACGAACTGTAACCCGCCTAGATGCTTCGTAAATCCTTTTTGCTTGTTCTGGGTATGCTCATACTGTTTAAGAGCGTCTATGACATCGTAGAGTTGTTTTAAGACTACGTCTGGATCTTTGTTATGGTAGATTGATGATATGGCTTTATAAATTTGTATCGTGATTTTATCCACTGGAAGCATCTCCTTTTTATGTAATTTATTTGTTTGTGGTGCAGACTCGTCTATAAAAAAAAGCCCCGGGTATTGGGACTTTTGAAAATTAATCCATATTTGGACATATAAATAAAGCATAGCGAATACAATAAAGGAAATGCCATTTAGTGATTAGTTGAGATTTGATTTGAAAGGAAATCGCTGTAAATTTGGATATCAGGGATGTGTCAGATATCCTTATTAACATAGTAGCATGGTTTTTTGCTCAAAAAGTCTCAAAAAAGTATCAAAAAAGTCTCACCATATTTTTACAAATAAAGTAACTCTGCTATTTTATCAATAATCTGTCTTTTCCTTCTGAAATAAACGGCCCTGCTGTAGGCGAGATCATTATAAACATCTTCCATTGGTTTGCGGTCTGATTTAAAATATGTTTCTTCTATCAATTTTCTTTCATCCCTCGACAGAAACATCATCGCATATTCGACCTGATCAATGATCTTTGCTCGCTCTGCTCTTCGGATTCCATGCTTTTCGGTTGTAGACTTATATTTCTTTAGTCCGCCTTGCACCTGTTCCTCACTGGTTGGAATCATGGGCGGGTAATCGATCTCCTGCATATGCTTGTAAACTGGATACTTGATAAGCATCTTTTCTATGATTCGTCTGTATTCTGGCTTTCTATATCTTACAGCTGGCGCTTGTTGCAATGCTCCCATGTTGACCACTCCTTAAGCTGATTTAAATTCGACCTCTACTCGCTGACTATCTTTATTACATTTGATAATCTCGGCTTGAATCCTTATTACTTGTCTGTCATCGTCATAACAAATGTTATTGCAGCCATCAAGCAAGCTTTTTATTAGGTTGTCGATATCACCTCGCCTACCCTGGCATATGTAAAAAGTCAGATTTGCGGTCACGTCTCCCTTTATTTTGGTTGCTCCTGCTGCTTTTGCTTCCCATGAAACAACCTCTTTATAGTCTTTATATCTGATCGCCTGCTTATTAACATATTGGCTTCTTCGCGTCATTCTCGCAGCTGGTACAGGTCTACCTGGAACCGTAAAGCGGATAATATTCATGTTGTTTGTCCCTTTAAATATTTACCGTTTTTCATTTCAGGAAAAATAAGAGGTAACATTTGTTTGAATCGTTTTCGCTCACTCGCGGACAACTTGACCCCTTTGTATGTAAGATCATCCCGCTCCAAGACAAAAATTAAATCTTTTTTAGCTTCTGGATCTAAGCGAGAATAACGTTTCTGTTCGTCGGAATCCTCTCCCAAATATCCCGCTTTTTGAAGCATTATTGGTCGCGATGCCCCTAACGGTTTCGAAATTTGAAATATAGCACCTACAGAAGGAACCTTTTTCCCGTTCTCAATCTGGCTAAGATACCCTTGGCTAATGCTAGATAGTTTACTAAGCTCCATCAATGTCAAACCTCGTTTCTTCCTAAGCCCTTTGATATATTGACCAAATTCAAACGCTCTTTTATGATTCATGTTCTCACCTTCTTTCCTTGAAAGTGAGAAGCAAAAGGTTTATTTTTTATCTGCTGCTTCCTCTTCAATTCTCGGAGTAGGACCATGCGACGGTTACGCCGCTTGGATCTCGATATATAATTTATGATTGCCGCCCCCTCCATCCAAAAACTCCGCCTTTTCTTTCATGGATAAAATTCTTTCTTATCCGATCCATTGATAAAAGTACAACCTCGTCAGGATCGCGCCTGAAGTGATCCGATATGTAATATAACGACCATCCAGCCCGCCAAAGTTGATCAAATTCTCTAACTTGTGATGTTCTCCAAATAAAATCTAAATCTTCCAGGGCAATGTAGCTTTCATACATTAGCTGCTTATATTCTGTCCGTACCTGTTTTAAGCTCTTTGCCAAGGCTTCCATTTAAACCGCCCCCAATCGCTGCATAGCTTTATATTTTCTGTAAGAATCAGTAGCAACGCGTACAGGCTGCGAACTGCCTAACAATCGATCAAATAAACGTCCATGTTCATCAAGCATGTTTCCGTGCTTATCCCTTTGAAACCAACTTTCTAACTGGTTTAAATCAAGGTTGCTAGTAAAATTAGTTAGTTTCCCTTTTCGTCCATTCAAGATTTGAAACAGCATTTTAAATTCATATTCACTCAAAGGAGATAATCCAATTTCATCTAGCGTTAAAAGATCGCATTTAATAGCTGCTTGTATATAATCCTGATCAGTTTTTTTACTTTGCCTGTTAAATGAACTTTTGGCCAATCCAAATAATTGTGTAACATCGATGTATACCGATGAGCAGCCCTGTTTTAATAATTCTTTGTGTATGGATGCCGCTAAGTGGCTCTTTCCAGTGCCAACAGGCCCAAACATATATAGACCGAATGTTTGATTGCTAAAGTTAGATACAAATCTTTTAGCCATTTGATACGCTTCTTCTGTTCCTGGCCGTACTTCAAAGCTGCTAAAAGAGGCCCTTTTTAATTCATCATCTATCAATCCATCACCATAAAGGCTTTTTACTTTATCGCGCTTTTTAGATAGTTGAAGTTCTCTTTGCTCTTGCTCGAATCTCCTTTTGCGACATTCACAAACAGGAAGCGGCCGGAATGGGTTGCCAAAAAGAGATAGATTCATTCTTTTTAAGGTTGTTTTGCAAGTAAGACAGCTATATGAATCAATCCATTCAGCCAATAACGAGGTGATCCCATTTACCGGGTTTTGATTGTGTGGTGAAAGGTTCTCCCAAATTGCGTGTTGAATGTTGTTCATATATTTGTCCCCCTTGGCGTTTTTGGGCTTTTTGGCGTGCTTTCTTTTTTTCGTAAAGGTCAAAAATAACAGTTTCGCAATACTTGAACGAATTGATTCTATCCCGTGAATGTTTAGGTTTATAGCAATCAAAAGCATGATCAATTCCTGAAAGAATGTCAGACAAAGGAATGTTTGCATCTAGAACAGATTGGATAGATTGAAAATCTGTTGGACTTGGTATTAAACCTAATCCTCTTCGTTGGATGTAATGATTTTCGATCTTTTCAAAATCAGGGTTGACTTTTTCTGATTGCTGAGTATTATATATATCTTCTTTCTTATATCTTTCTTCTTTCTTCTTTCTTAAGTCTTGTTCCGCTAACGTTCCGCTAACGTTCCGCTTTCGTTCCGTTAAGTGTTCCGCGTTCTGTTCTTCTGATTGCTCAACCGCTTGATTTTCTTGGGCTTCTGCTACTGTGAACAGTGTTCCGTTATCCGTTTCGCTAATGGACACTAAACCGTATTCTATTAATCTCTTAATTGCACGTTTTACAGTGGCTAATCCTGGTTTTTTAAAACCGCGTCCTTCCTTGTATTCCAAATCTTTACTAAGGTTCCGATACGAGCGCAACCACTGACCACGGCCAACATGTACCCCGTTTACTGTTACCCCTTCATTTTTATAAACAGCTTCTTTCTTGATGAGCATCAACAAACGAAATGCCACAGGATGACACATAATATCCGTTTCAAAGATTGCACGATCAACTTTTATAAATCCGCTCATTCTTTCCCCTCCTAGCTGTAATGTCTTAACTGTAAGGGTTCAGCGATTCCCAAAGGTTGCCGAACCCCTTCACTTTAACGATTTAAAGTGCGAACGGATTCTATCAGCTCATCTGCGTAAATCTCCAGACCAGTCATAAACTCAGAATCAAGAACATACTTTTGCTTACCACGGCGAATATATAGACTGGTTACTTCCCATTTCATGCCGTCAATCTTGATATGATCACCAACACGCAAATCCAAAACGGGTTCATGCTCCAAAATTCTAATTGTGAATTCTCTCATGTTGTTTCATCCCCTTTTGATTTGGTAAGAGTTGGGCGGACAATGCCGCCCGTTTGATTAGTAGCTGTTTGCGCCCATCACCTGCATGTTTTGCGTTCCATTCTCAAAGCCTGTAATCAATTCTTGTTTATCTGTTTCTGTGAGTCTGTTTGATTCAAAATTCTTTTCACTATCTACCTGTCCGGACAGTTCCAACAGTTTTCTTCCTGTCATTTCTCTATCACTCATAAGTTTTATTAGCTCATCCGCTTGTTGGTTGGTCATCTTTTTCATGCTGTCAAGTTGGCAATAGTGATACGCTAACTTTTTGATTTGGGGTTGTGTGAGTCCTTTTCCTTTGCCTTTGCCGAATATCGTTTCACGCTGTTTAGATGTCATTTTGTTGCTGTCGTTCGTCTCCTGTTTCGCTTGCCGTTTGTTTATGCTCTGTTCAATGATGTTTATAATGTCGTTCGCTTCCGTCTCAGTTAGATCATTGACATCTTTCTTGTATTTCTTTTTCACCCAGTTGTTTAACTCTTCAGGATTCCCGCCGCCTTGTTCCCATTTGGTTTCTAGTTCTTTGATTGTCTCAGCTTTCGCTTTTGGCTCTGCCTTGGGTTTTGTATGACGCTTTTTGGTTGGCTCAATGGAATTTCCGTCGTCGTCTTCATCAGTTGCGATTCCTAAAGCAGTTCCAAGAGAATAACGTTTTGCGTATGTGATCGCTGCCCCAATTCCTTGCGCTGTTTTCTTTTCTAGTGGGACATATACCGGGTCAAATGTAAGACTTTCCCCCGATACATGTAGAAGCATTGTATAAACTCCTATGCGTCCCTGCTCGTCCTCTAAAACGTTTTGGATAAATGACAACCCGCAAGAGCTTAAAACGGGTCTAGCAGTTGTTATAATTTCGTCAAGCGTGGCGTACTTGGTTTTAAAAAATGGGTTATCTGCGCTTTTTTTTGGGTTTGTTACCAGCCCTTGAAATTTGCAAATAGCTGAGGCGATACTTTTAATGTTGTCACTAAATTTAATCATGGTGTTCGTCTCCTTTTATTGACCCTCAGCCTCAAACCGTGGTAAGCTGAGGGCATCCAATTGTTTTTTAATTAACTACTTGGAATAACTCACTGCTGGAACAGTGGGTTATTTTATTGTTCGGCGCATCTTTTCAAGGTTTGCTTGCAATTTCGCTGTTAAGTGTAATGACACTTTGCGTAATGCTTTCGGATCGTGTCCATGAATCTCAATTGCTTGTTCGATCTGGATAAGCTCCATTTCCGATTGATCCACCATTTGCATCAATTGCTTGTCCTTTCCCATAAGCTTACGCTTGATGGGTTTAAATTCACGTGTTAACATATAGATCACAACCTTTGTTTTATTTTTGGTTCAAGCTCACTAGTTCGCAGCTAGTGGGCTTGTTTTGGTTTTTCATCCAACGGCATAAACCGGAAAGAGTTAGAAAACCTATCACGATGCCGTTTTGAGTGATACGGAATTTCAAAACGCCTCTATCTCGGCAAGCTGTAACCCGTCCTCGCATGGTCTCACCTCCTTGTCATGATCTCGCTGTATCCTCACCCCCTTCCATTGTTACATTTTACGGAACCTCACGACCAAAAAAAATTTTTAAAATCTCTTCATTGGTTAACTTCAATCGTTCCGCTATCAAAGGTAGATGATTAGTATAGATTTTTTTAGCTTCGCCACTCTCTATACGCCAATAGCTAATTCTTGATTTAAAACCCAATAAATCAGCCATTTCCTGCGGTGAAATGTTTTCTCTTTCCCTAATGGCATTTAGCAATTTAAGATCCATAGTTTATTCCTCCTTCCGTTGTTACGTTTTTCGTAACCTTATATCTTAATAATAGTTACTTTTTGCGTAACTGTCAAGGTTTTTTTATGCTAAAATAGTGCAGATAAGTAACTGATAGAAAGGAGCGAAAAAAATGACTCAAGGTGAGAGAATTGCAAAACATAGAAAGTTAGCGAAGATGTCTCAGAGAGAACTGGGGAATTTTTTAGGAGGCTATACAAAAGCAACTATTTCACGATGGGAAAATGATGTGAATGATCCATCCCAAGAAGACCTAAAAAAAATGGCTCAACTGTTTAACGTATCAGTCCCTTATCTAATGGGCTTAACTGATGATACAGAAGCCAATGCTGAGGAATTCGACCTTAAAGCGATCAAAGAAGCACTAAGCAAAGACGATACCGAATTACTATGGGGTGGTAAGCCTTTACCTAGTGCTGATCAGGAGTATCTTAAACGTGTTCTAGAACCGATTCTAGAACGAGTGATCAAAGCTGAAGAAGAAGAAAAAAAAGGAAACAACTAGAAAAAAACATCAAATACGTTCTTTAGTTTTTCTTTATCGAAATTATACAGATTATTTTTATTTAAAAGGTATTCTATTAATTTATCCGTTTCAATTATTGATTTTTTGGTATTGATAACGATTTCAAATATTTTTCTATTACGTGGTTTAAAAGAAACTATTTTTCCACCTGGCTCAATTTCTTTTACTAACTTCATCCATAACAACCCCTTTTTTTATTTATGTTGCGCCAATTTTATTAACAGTCACGACTAATACAACAACAACAAGGGGAATTAATAGAACATCTGTTCTTGATCTACATTATAACCGATACATTTTCAATTAGATATATGGTGCAAAAGTTACCAATTAATTAACATCAATTATTAATAAAAGTATTGTTTATTTATCTTTTACCAGCCCCGAAACCCTCTGTCAAATTCGAATTAAAAAAGTGAAATGTTCGAGCTGAAACCGTTTTCAAAATGAACAAAACGGGTTTTTGAAGTTTGCTTTTTCATTTTCCCGTTTTGTTCGCGCTAAAAAATGAACATCAGCATTTTAAACAATGAATTTGCATTTTTGGCAGAGGAGTGCTTCCATTGAACTTAGGCAGAGTGATCAGAGAGCAGAGAGAAGAACGAGGTTATACAATCCGTGATTTAGCTGATAAACAAATATCAACCGGAACGATCAGCAAGATCGAAAATAGTGGAGATTGCCAACATATCCAACAGCAGAAGCTAAACATATATCTTGCAAAGTTAGGTTTGACCATGGCAGAGATTAAAAAGTTAGCAAAGCAGGACGATATCAAAAAAAAGACGTTACATTTTAGGCTAACCGCGATTGAATCAAATATCGAAGCCGGAACCGCTACAGCTGCCGATATCAACAATATAGTTAAGGAATTTAATATCACACCACTACACCCATACTACACTACAACAAGATATTTACATGGCAAACGTTTGTTTAAAAAGCGAAAACTAGACAAAGCAAAAATATCTTTTTGTGAAGCGTTAACTGATCGATCGCCAGAAGACAACGATTATCTGAACGTTGCAGCTGGAGCCTATAACCAGTTAGCCTACATCTTATATCTAGAAAATAATATAAATAAAGCATTGATCTGTATTGATAAAGGATTGAAGAAATACATCGAAAACGGCCATCGGCAACATGTTAAGCCAACGCTGTTAATCAACAAAGCAGTTTATCTAGAAAAGTTGGGTAACATCGATGGAGCTGAAGAAATTCTGGAACAATTAGTATGTCCCAGTTTAGACATAGTAAAAAAAGCCTATAACTATGTTCTACTGCATCAAGTAAAAGCTGATATTTTAGTGGCTCGTGGTCGATATGGTGAAGCCTTAGAATTTCTAGAAAGAGGTATCGAGCTAGCGCGTGTTAATCGCCTTTATAATCTACAATGCTCTTTATGGATGACGTTGGGGAATCTTTGCTACTATCATGATCTGATCGGCGTTCAAATAGCTGAAGATTGTTTTAAGCAAGCATTGAAGCTAAAAACAAAGGTTGATAATAAACAATTGCTAATCTCAGCCTATCGAAAATTAGGTTGCGTCTATATGCGGACAGGACAACAAAAAAAGGCGCGAGAAAACATAATAAAAGCGATCCAGCTAGCTAAAAAACATAAGGATGTACTACGTCATATTGATTCACTTATTGCCCTGGGTCGCTGGTATGATTCACAATCATTAAAACTTGAAGCGGAAATAAAATATAAAGAAGCTCTCAACCTAGCTTTAAAATATGACTATCTCAACAAAAAGAGAAAAATTGAGAAGTTACTACAAGGGGGATTTCATCCATGATCAGAAATAGAATTGGTGACGGCGAACCGTCTGAATCTTAATCTAAACCCGCCGATTGTGGCGGGTTTTTGATATAATGATGAGGTACATATTCACATGAAAAAAGCCTTATAAATAAAAAACACCCCGAAGGGTGTAAATTAGCTAATTATTAAAAGTGAAAGATTCTTAACGAACGTCGTCATCGCCTAAGCAAATCATATCAACACCTCCAATAAGATTTTCCCTTATATAGAGATAAAAAAACACCCCCCGAAGGGGTGCATCAATAAACTACATCCATCTATCAAGGTGTTAAAGGTTCATCGCCAAAAAAACGCATAGATTATTCCTCCTTTCTTTAATCTATATTATCAATATCTACTTTGTACAAGTCTATAAGACAATCATAAAATTTTCGTTGATTGTTCAAGTTTTCCCAGCATCGACACAGGCGAGCAGTTATATCATGTATCTGTTTTGTGATCTCGAATTCCTGAGCTGTCTTTAACGCCTTTTTATATGGATCAATCGCCTTTTCCCATTGTTTTTGTTCAGAATAGCAATCACCTAAAGTGATGAGTATCCCGTTAAACTGCAAGGGGTTGACATTCTCCTTCTGTTTAATAGCTTCAGATAAAATTTCCTCAGCCTTTTGTAACTGCTGCTGCTCAATGTAGAGCTTCCCAAGCTCTTTATAAATGGGAAAAAGAACAAACCCGCGCTTTAATTGCTGTACTTGATCCTTTAAGGTAAGCGCCATTAAATAACAGGCTTCGGCCTCTTTTATTTTTCCTTGGGTCCTATAAATGCTACCCAAAGCATTCCATAATTCACAAGATCTATTAGGGATCTTACAGCCTCTGGCTAATTCAATACCTTCTTTAGCAACCTCCACCGCTTCTTTATGCATTTTGAATTCCTGTAGTAACTTCGCTTTCAAAGCAAACATGTTTAATAACACTTCTGAGTTTTTGATCCTGTCTATTTCTGACCACAATTGATTCAATTCTTCTAGTGCTTCGTTTGGTCGGTCTAAATTATTGAGATAGATAATTTTACTCATTTTGAGAATATGAATTAATGATTTCTTTTCGGCATTTTCTTTGTAGCTTTCAATACCTAATCTGATGTATTCAAGAGCTTCTTTCATGTTGTCGTTAAAGTATGAAATCCTGCTTAATTCATTGTATGCTGCCGTCTTTAAATTCAACCGTTCTAATGTCTCATGCCGATTTGTCCAAGTGATCACCTTGTTTAAACATTTTTGAGCGAGTTTCCAGTTCCTTTTACTGATATTGTAACGACCTTTCAGATATTTTGCTTTTATAGCAAGCTCTGGGTTTTCCTTGAAATTTAATTCCAATGCTTTCAACTTATCCAAAGCCTCATCTGGGTTTACCAAATCGATTTTATTTTCAATAATCATTAGGTCAATTGCAATCATTTCTTTTTTCTGCCTTTCTTCTTCTGCTAGTCTTGGGATGTCGTCAAACTCAAAACCCAACTTGCGACAATAATACCGCGCTTTATCTTCAGTCACATTGATTAATCCATTTTCTATGTTGGATATGGTTGATCTAGAAATTTGTTCATCTTCCAACTCTATCATCGTATAACCTTTCTTATCTCTTACCGATCTAATAAATTCACCTTTTTGTTTATTATCCATCTTTCCACGCTCCCCAGAAATTTTTTTAAATATTTTTACCCCATATCCTGGTCATTCAATCTCCGAACCTTAAGAATTCCAAAAATAAAATCAATCATTCTACTTCTTTTTGAAGTAAATAGCCCGTTTCAACTCAATAAACTTAAAACTATAGGTGTTTTCCATTGGAATTTCGAATATTTGTTTTATTTTTCTGGCAAGAATACAATGAATATATAAACTCTTAGACCTATTATAACTGGTGAAGCCAATGAAACAAATAAAAATATGGTTCGACACATCAAAAAAGATGTTGTTTATTCTCCAAATCGAAAGCGGCAAAATCAAAACCATCATCAAAGAAGCCGAAATAAAAAGATTCCTCCTAGCGCATGGACTTAAAAAAGAAGATCTAAAAGGACCAGTAGACACAAATGATGTAACTGGAGTGTTTAGGAAGAAAGGGAAGATTTTAGATTTTTTAAGGAGGAAAAGCAAATGAGCAATCATGCAATGTGGGAAGAGGTAGAAATCACCATTCCAAGAAAGCGTATTGAATGGGATGGTGAAACACCGATAATAACGCCTAGTAAAAATGGGGTCAGGATCTTTTTAGAGGATGAAATTGGCTTTACAAAGTCAATAACAGATAAGGAATTAAATGAAAAATTTGCTAGAGCATTGGCCAACATGGTTATACTTCTTTACCCAACTCAAAAAAAGAAAGCATTACCCAATGGAAAAAGAAATTAGAGTTCCCATCATTGAAAAAATA